AAAGTTAGTGAGGGTTGCTTTGAAACTATACAAGAACGATTAGATCAAACTACATTACTAGTAGGTCACAATCTTAAATTTGATTTGATGTGGATATTGGAAGCAGGATTTAAATATTCTGGTAAAGTATATGATACTATGTTGGGTGAGTACATACTTAACAAAGGTATTAGAAAATCTCTAACACTCCAGATGTGTAGCCAACGTAGAAAGATTGGTATGAAAGATGATCGTATCAAATACTATATGGACGAAGGTATAACATTTGATAAGATACCTGCTGATCTAGTAGAAGAGTATGGTAGAAATGATGTTGTCATTACTAAAAGATTATTTGATTCACAGATGCAAGATTTTAAACTACCTGCTAATAAAGATTTAATTAAGACTGCTAAGATGATGGGTGAGTTTTTAGTTGTGCTATCTGATATGGAACGTAATGGTATCTATGTAGATCTCAATGTATTAGAAAAAGTAAATGCAGAGTATACTGCAGAGAAAGCATATCTAACACAGAAGATAAGTAAGATAGTGTACAATAAAATGGGTGACACAGAAATAAATTTATCTAGTCCAGAACAATTGTCATGGTTAATATATTATAAAAAACCTTTAGACAAAGCTAATTGGGCAAAGATATTTAATATTGGTGTTGATAAAGCTACAGGTAAAAGCAAACGTAGACCACAACTATCTATAAATCAATTTAGATCACTTGTTAAAAATAACAGTGAGCCTGTATACAAAACAAGTGCAAGTAAATGTTTACATTGTAATGGTAAAGGTGTAATTAGGAGAATTAAAAAAGATGGTAGTCCATTTAAAAATTATACTAAGTGCTCAGAATGTGGTGGCCAGAAATTTATATATCACAAGATGGCTAAACTTGCAGGATTTAATCAGGTTCCTAAAAGTGTATATGATGTATCTGAGTCAGGGTTTAGAACTGACAAGATAACTTTATCTAAACTTGCCTCAGAATCTGAGGGAGAACTTAGAGAGTTCTTAGATGCTATTGTAAGATACAATGCCATAGATACTTATTTATCAACTTTTATTGCAGGTATAAAAGATCACACAGATAGTCATGGTATGCTACATCCTAAATTTATGCAGGCAGTTACAGCTACAGGTAGACTATCAAGTCGTGATCCTAATTTTCAAAACCAACCTAGAGGTAAAACATTTCCTATTAGGCAAGTTGTTAAGTCTAGATTTACTAATGGTAAAATATTAGAGATAGATTTTTCTCAGCTTGAATTTAGAACTGCAGTGTTTATGGCACAAGATGAACAAGGTATGGAAGATATAAAAAATAATATTGATGTGCATCAATACACTGCAGATATTATTGGAGTATCAAGACAAGATGCTAAGGCACATACATTTAAACCTTTGTATGGTGGTGTAACAGGAACTGAAGATGAGAAAAAATATTATCGTAAGTTTCTAGAAAAGTATAAAGGTATAAAAGCATGGCATGATAAATTACAAACTCATGCTATAAAATTTAAATCTATAAAGATACCAACTGGTAGGCAGTATGCATTTCCATACGCACAGAGAATGCCTTGGGGTGGATCTAGTTATGGTACACAAATAAAAAATTATCCTGTGCAAGGTTTTGCAACAGCAGATATTGTTCCATTAGCATGTATAAATATATACAATCTAATGAAAGAACAGAAAGTAAAAAGTTTACTCGTAAACACAGTTCACGATTCTATCGTAGCTGATGTTTATCCTGGCGAAGAAAGTGTGATGGGTAAAATATTCAAGCAGGGCACAGGCAGTGTTATTGATTCATTGAAAAAATATTATGATATAGATTTCAATGTTCCACTTGACACAGAGACAAAAATAGGATATAACTGGTTAGATATGAAGGAGGTAATAACTATATGATACTAAGTGATTCTGAAAAGAAAATAAAACAATATATGGTCATGGGTAAATTCAAACACTCTGATACATTTATTCTTGAAAAACAGTTTATTAATAAACGTAGTGCAGATGCATACGCAGAGTTAATGAATGATAATAAAGAGCACGAGGGATACGAGTACTTTTTATTTGAACAATCAAAAGCCTATAACGTGGAGGATTAATATGATTGAGGCTCTAGAAACTTTAGATGAGTATGAAGATGTGGACATTACTGTCTACGATGAATACCAAGCATTCGTAAGAAGTTACGAAGGTACATACTCTATACTTCGTCTAAACAAAGACCATGAAGATTATTCAGCATGGAAGCAATATGCTGAGTATGATGGGTTTAAAGTAATACAAACAGATGGGGAGACAGAGTTATGTTAGATATATTTTTATCTGCTTGCTTAGTAGTAGTTATCTTTCTGTGGATATGCGACCTAGTGTATCCACCGTATAAGAAAAAAAGTAAAAAATAATACTTGACATATTATACAAAATATGATATACAGTAATTTTTATAAGGAGGTGTTCAATGTCAAATAATGAACTCATAAATATAAACCAAATGACTGATGAGCAATTAATGAAAGCTATCGGTCAAGATGATGGTACATCTAGTAGTGATGGCATTCCTAGATTATCTATCAATAGAAGCCCAGAAGATGACGATGGTAATCAAATACCAGTAGGTTATTTTTCTGTGTTCGATACAACCATAGGTAAAGTTGCGTATGGTAAACCAGTTAACTTCAGACCATTTATCAGTGGTATGCAATATATGCACTACGATACTGATAAGGGTGAGTATGTTAATAGATCAGTTATATTTTCATCACACAAAGATGAAGCGATTGATATGTTAGGTGGAGTTAATTGTGGTAAAGTTCCATACAAAGACAGAGACTCACTATCACCAGATCAACAAATGATACAGAGAACTATCAGATGTTATAGATTAGTATATGGTGTAGTTAGTTTTGATGGAGTGTTAGCTAATGGTGAAAAGCATAAGGTAGAAAATCTACCTACGTTGTACAGAGTATCAGGTACAGCATTCTTACCTGTAAGTAATGCTATCAAAAGACTTAAAGATAGTGGTAAGGTTATGCTAAAACAAGTGCTATCTATTGATACTGAAAGACAGAAAAAAGGTGGTAATACTTTTTATGTTCCTGTAATTGATCCTAAGTCTAGTTCTGAATTACAGTTTACACAAGAAGATAACGATACTTTAACTGTGTTTCAACAAGCTGTTAAAAAAGAAAACGATGAAGTTATCGCAGCTTACAAAAATGCTAGAGCAAAGAAACCAACTGATCAAGATGGTGAGGACGCTAAGATTGTGGAAGAGATGGACGATAAACTTCCAGAGGAAGTATTGGCATCTTAATGAATACAATACTAGATAAAGTAAAGATATATCTTGATAAAGTATCTAGCAATCCTGTTGCTATCTCTGAGGATTTAGTCGAGGAGTTTGGTGAGGCATGTAAACATGCTTTGCGTAGACAGTTCTCAGAGAAGCGTAAGGACAAGTTTGAACCTAGAATGTCAAATATAGGTAGACCACTATGCCAATTACAGATGGAAGCAAAAGGTATTAAAGGTGATGGCCAACCTTATAATAACAAGATGCGTAATACATTTGGTGATTTAGTAGAAGCACTAGCTATATTTGTTTTAAAATCTGCAGGAGTTAAAATTGATAGTGAGCAAAAAGAAGTTAAGTATAAGTTTGAAGAAGACTCTATGTCTGGAAGATTGGATGTTGAAATTGATAACAAAGTTTGGGACATTAAGAGTGCGTCACCATATTCCTTTGAACATAAGTTTGGAGAAAAGGGGGGCTTCAATGAAGTAGTTAATAACGATTCCTTTGGTTATGCATCACAAGGTTTTCTCTACTCTGAAAGTCAGAGAAAGCCTTTTGGTGGTTGGATAGCTATCAATAAATCTACAGGTGAGTGGACAGTATGTGAAGCACCAGAGGTTCAAGAAGAACACAAGAATAAGTTTATTAAAGTAGCAACAGATAATTACAAAGCATTAAAAAATAAAACCGATTTCCAGAGATGTTTCGAAGACGTAGAAGAAACTTTCAGAGGCAAACCAACAGGCAACAGAACGCTAGGCACCGTATGTTCATTTTGTCCATACAAGGTGCCATGTTGGGGAGATGGATTGCAACACTTACCACAACAGCAATCCAAAGGTAAGAATCCTAAATGGGTTTGGTACACTGCTGTCACAAATCCAAAACAGGAGGACACAGAGAGTAGTGGGGAATAGTTTGAGGGGTCTATTTTCTACTCACTCTCAGTGTTATGCATGGAATTATATTTTGTAATATTTAAAAATAAAAAGGAAGATAAGTATAAAATGTTTAGTAACCATTTGTTTGATGATATAAAAAAGGCTGAGTACTTTGGTAAGTCTAGTATGAAGAGAGGATTTGAACATAAGGTAGTAGAATATAATCATGATAACTTATCTAAATATTGGTATGACTAAAAAGAAAGAAACCTTTAAAAACTGTATAAAAGTTTTGATTTCTCCATGGGAGAAAGGTTTTACATGTGGCATTACTATGGATAGTAAATCTAAAATGTCAACTGAACAATACGAATTATGCTCTACAATAGCTAGAGGCATGATAAAAATGGCAACATCTGATCCACAAACTACATTTGTTTATGGCCTAAAAGGTTTTGCTGATGATAAGAGAAACCCTCAAAAACCTAACCTTAGTATGAACTCTGTAGCAGAATTTGATGAAGAAGATAATGTTATTGATTTTATAGAATGGTTAAAAACCAAACGTGAAAAGGAGCTGAACTAATGGCAACGCACTTAGTTATGGGTGACCCTCATTGCACACCCAAAGCAAGCAATGATAGATTTCTGTGGGCAGGTAGACTAGCCGCAGATATAAAAGCGACACATGTTATATGCATGGGTGACTTTTGTAGTATGGATTCTTTGTCTACATATGACAGAGGCAAGAAGTCTTTTGAAGGTAGAAGATATCAAAAAGATATGGAGCATTCTCATGAGGCATTGCATTTGTTCAACAAAGGTTTAGGAAAGCATAAACCTAAAAAGATAATGCTACATGGTAATCATGAAGATAGAATAGATAGATTCGTAGAAGAGAATCCTGAGTTAGATGGTACTATGAAAATATCTGATCTACAATTTAAGAAGTATGGTTGGCAAGAGATACCTTACAAACAATACAAAGTTATAGATGGTATTTATTACTGTCATCACTTCCCATCTGGTATTATGGGATCAGCTATATCTGGAGAAAATATTGGTAGAACCCTCTTGACAAAACACAAAGTTTCTGCTACAGTAGGACATAGCCATTTACTTGATTATGCTATATCTACTTTACCTAGTGGTAAAAAGATTCATGGGTTATCAGCAGGATGCTATCTAAATCATGATGAGCAGTTTGCTAGAGATACTCAGCACATGTGGTGGAGTGGATTAGTAGTTAAAAGAGAAGTAAAAGATGGTAATTATAATATAGAAACTATTGATATTAAAACTATTAGGAAAGAATATGGCAGACGTTAAAAAAGAAATAATGTATAATGGTAATAAATATATTCTTGAGTCTACAGATAATTCTGTTATTGAAACAGATGATCCTGTAAATCAACCATCTCATTACAAACAAGGTAACAGAGAAACTATTGAAGTCATAAAAGATTATATGACAGATGATGAGTTTGTAGGATATCTAAAAGGTAATGTAATTAAATATGTTGGCAGATTTAAATTCAAAGGCAACCCTTTGCAAGATTTAAAAAAAGCAAGTTGGTATTTAAATAAACTAATAAAGGAGACTGAGTCATGGGACAAGTAAAACAAGCAGTAATAGAAGTAATAGATTTAGTTTGTGGATGTTTGCAAAGAAACAAAACATTATCTCAAACTATTAATGAGTTAAGAGAACTTCATGATTTAAAGAATGGTAGTAATCCATATCTATTAGATGAAGACTACATTGAAAAAACATACTATGATTACAGAGGATACTAATGGATACAAAGTTATTGATGCTAGATGCATTAAGAAAAAAATACGAGGCACAGATAGCAGATGCGTATGCTAGTGCACTTGTTTATCTTAATTCATCTGTTGGTATTGGTGAGCATCCACAGTTCATTGATGAGTTGGATAAGTTAGTTAATAAAATTTCATCAGCAGATGAGAACATACAAACCCTCAATAAATATTTTACTGATAAATAGAGGAGAAGTATGAGTAAAGAAAAACTTAAGAAAGAAGCTAGTCCCAAAACATACCTTATAACATCTGAACAGTTAATGGATATAATGAGATACTTGATGACTAGACCATATGGAGAAGTAGTAAACATAATGAATAGTTTATCTAAACTTAGTCCATTAGATTCAAGAATTAGTGCAGAGTTTGTAAAACAAGGAGAGAGCAATGACGGAAAAGAAAGAAGATGAGATACTAAAACATACAGGAATACTGTTTGAACTCAAGATAGGTTTGAATAAAAATAATATGGTAGTGATTGATTATGGTGGTAAGCCTGTAGGTAAGATAAGAGATGCATTAAAAGGTTATCCTTATCATGGTAATTTATGTGCCTCAATAATTAATCATGCTAACTCTGTTTGTAAAAAACTACAAGAAGATGTTAAACAGATTATACAAAAAATTTAGATATTACTTCTGGCATAACTGTATCATGGATAAGTTAGAAGGTTATGCTAGTAAATTAAGTAACTGGTTTTGGACTAAGCGATGGGGTGATCCGTCACTTTATCGTAAGGCCCAAAAAAAAAGGAACCCAAGATAACTTAGGTTCCTAATTAGTCGTGTTGCCTTGCTGTGGGGGAGTCTTTATGGCTCCCCTTTTTTATGCAAATAACCTATCTGTTTGTGCCTTAGCTTTACTTAGTTTGATAGGTTTGCTTAGTATGTCTTTCTGTAGTTTCTTTGGTAGTTTCATTTTAATTAATTGTCTAGGTTCTTTTTTATAACCTATGTCAAAGTCTTCTGGTAGTTTGTAATTTCTAAGATACTCAGTATACTGTATCAAATCAGTATTGTTTATGTT